GAAGAGCAATTGATAAAAACAATGATCTTAAGAAAGAAGAAGCAAAAAATGTAGAACTTTCTAAAAAAGGTACTGACGCTGTTGTTCTTGGTCAAGAAAATGTTATTGATGCATTACGTGATATAAAAAAAGCAGAAGAAGCTGTTAATCTTGCTAAACAAGGATCTGGAGCAGATGCTTACGCTGACGCCCTTTCTGATTTGTCAGAGGAAGCCCAAAATTTTGTTAAATATCTAGTTTCTATACAGTCAGAGTTTAAAAAACTTAAGGACGCTGCTGGACAAAAACTTTTCCCTCAATTAGAAACAGCAATAGATAACCTAGTAAAAAATCTATTTCCTGCTTTAAGACCTCTTCTTACCGAAACTGGGGATATTTTAGGTAGAGTAGCGATAAGAATTTCTGAGGTCGTAACAAGTTCAGAAAACATAAGAAGGCTAGAGAACATATGGAGAACGAATAATACATTTATAGACAATTTAGGTACTGCAATAGGTAATCTTTATGAAGGATTTTTAATCCTTCTAACCGCTG